GAGCAACGGGTCACCAAGATTGAAGCGATTCAGTAAAGGACAACCTTGACTTGACCTGGCAGGCTGGTGGTGTTCATTCCTTTTGAGCACCGTGGATCGAGCCGCCGACTACGTCGCTTTGGCCATTGCCATTCATGGAGCAGCGGTCGTCATCGTGAACATGACACCCACTCCCAAGGACAACGCTGCCCTGGACAAGTACAGCAGACTGATGGTGAAGCTGTACCGGGTCATTGAGATCCTGGCCGGCGTCGTCTCCAAGCGAGTGAAGCAATGAAAGGCAAGGGCGAGAAGAAGGTTGCTGCTGTCCTTCGTGAATACAAGAAGGGCGAACTGCACAGCGGCAAGGGTGGCCCTGTGGTGAAGAACCCTCGGCAGGCCCTGGCCATTGCCTTGAGCGAGGCCGGCATGTCGAAGCGGAGGCGCCGCTGATGTGCTCACCCGCCATGACAAGTGGCGCTTCCCGCGTGGGTGCTGGCCTTGGTGGTGGCATTACCAAGGCCATGACCGGCATGCAGATTGCCAGGGAAGACATCAAGCAGGGGGCGGCGCCTATGGCTGACCCCCGTTTGCAGCAGATCTACCAAACGATGACCCCTATTCCTGGCGCATTGCCGGGTCAACGCCCGGGTCCCACAGCCTGATCTCCCCGCTGCCGAAGTCGTAGTCCCCATGTCGCAGGATGCGGGCCAGGCGGGCGTTACGCAGGGCGTCGCCGTAGGCCAGGCCGGCTTTCTTGTAGGCAGCCAGCACCTTCTCCCATAGCTCCGGCAGTGTGACCGCAGTGTCCAGGGTCTTGTTGGCAGTGACGGGGCCATGGCCCTTGATGCCCTGGTAGTTGTCGGTCGAATCACCGGTCAACGTTTGGATCATCCATGCACGATCTGCATCGACACGGTGGATGGTTTCCACTTGGTCGTTGGCTAGCAAGCGGCATGGGATGGTCCGCATGTCCTTGTCGATGGAGACAATGATCGGGTCGCGGTATTGGCCGCCGGTGGCGAGCAGGCCCAGGACGTCGTCGCCTTCCAGGCCGACGCAGGTGCGCACTTCGTAGCTCTGCTCCACCCAAACACGGATGTCACGCAGGCCCAGGGGTTTGCGCTTGCCGATGCGGTTGGCCTTGTACTCCTGGTGCAGGTCGTGCCTAAAGGTGGGGTAATCGGAGAAGCAGAAGACGACGGCGTCGTGCCCGGTTATGTCTCGCCAATAGCCCAGCTTGCTGGCGATGAAGTCCTTGACGTCGCTTTGCTCCAGGTGCAGGGTGTTGATCCATTCATCCCAGCGAATGTCGCACTCGCATGCGGCACATGCGGTGTAGACCAGCCAGTCGCCGTCAATGAGGAGAGTCATCAGATGATGGTGCGAGTGTTGTGGTTGGGGTCGGATTCGTCCAGGTGACACTCAGGCCCAAAGCCGGTGTCCAATAGTTTTTGTGGCAGAACAGGATCGGCCGCCTTTGGTTGGTCGACCGGTTGGTCAAAGCTGTTGAGCCATTCACGGAAGCGATCGCCGGTGGGTGTCTTGGCTGGCCAGGCCACGAACTTCAACAGGTCTTTGCGGTCACGGAAGCATTGCGCCACGTGGGGCTTCCATGCGAAGTACAAGGCGCCATTCCATCTGTCCTCCTGTCGTTCGACACGCAGGCCAGGCGCGACAAAGACTTGAGCTTTCACCAGAAACTCACCCGCTGGAAGCCGGGGCGACGGGCGACGTAGCCGGCTGTGCCTTGCGCAACGGCTCCTTCTGGCAGCTCCATCTCCAATGTGTACCAGGTGTGACTGCAATCCAAGCACTCACGCTTGCGCACTTTGGATTCGACAGAGTCACGTCGAGTCCAAAGAATCTTGGACTTGCTGGAATCGCAGTTGGCGCAGTGCATCTCAGTTGAAATAGGAGGACATGGGAATAACAAGGCGGCCGGTCTCTTGGTCGTACAGCAACTTGTCGCACAGCCCGGTCTGGCCGCTGAACCGGTTCTTGAGGACACGCAGCTGCAGCTCGTTGCGCTCATGCGGATCACCTTGCTGGTTGCGCTCGGCGCCAATCACCATGTCCGACAGCTGGGCAATGGCGTGGCTGCCACGCAACTGAGACAGGGATGTCTGGGCACCCTCTTCGTGGCCGCGGCCTTCAGGTCGCTTGAGGTGTGACACCAGGATCAGGCCGACGCCCGACTGTTCGACCACCTGCCGGAGCTTGGTGCAGGTGACGTCGATGGCACGGCGTTCATCGAGGTCAGCCAGTCCGCTGATCACGATGGTCAAGTGATCGAGGATGACGAGGTCGGCGTTCTCTGCATCGGCCAAGTACCGGATCTTGTTGATCAAGTGCTCGGGATCCATGGACCCGAAGTGGTCGTACAGAAAGCAGCGGCCGCTGCCGAACACCCGGTCGAATCCATCACGCAGTTCAGCTTCTGTTGCCAAGCCAGGGTCCAGGTGGATGGGCTTGCCTAGCTCGATGCCGACCAGGCCTTGCATGGTGCGCTTGGTCGACTCTTCAAGGGCGATGTAACCCACACGCAATCCGTTCTTCAGGAAGTGATGGGCCACCTCCCTGCAGACGGATGACTTGCCCACCCCACTGCCTGCGCAGATGGTGGTCATCTCCCCTTTGCGGAAGCCATGGGTCATGCGGTCCAACTGCGGCCAGGGGTAGCGGCACACGGCCACCGATCCGGGCTTGATCAGTTCATCCCATAGCTCGCTGGCATTGACGATGCCATCGGGCCTGGACGGCGTCGCCTTCCACAGCAGGTCACGCAGCTGATCGCCTTCACCGGCCACCAGCATTTCGTTGGCGTCCTTGCGTGGCAGCCGGCAGATGGCCGCCTTGCCCAGGGGCAGGACGGTCAGTGCTTCTGCTGCTGCCTTCTGGCCAGGCTCGTCATTGTCGAAGCACAGCACGATCCGCTGAAACTGGCCCAGCCAATCGGCATTGGCGGCCAGGTACTTCTTGGCTGACTGCGCCCCGTTGGGCAGGGACACGACGGGGTAGCGGTTGCCTTGCACCTGGCTGACCGACATGGCGTCGATCTCCCCCTCGGTGACGACGACGAAGGCGCCGCCGCTGCCGCCAATCCCTTGGCGCCATAGATGCTGGCCCCACAGTTGCATGCTGCTGGTGTCTCCAAGCCAGCGAAAGCGCTTGTCTGCATCGCGCAGGTGCTGCGCTATCTCCTTGCCTTGCTTGTCCCTGTAGACGGCCACCTGGACGGGGTTGCCGTTGTGATGGCTGTACCCATAGCCAAACAGCTTGCAGGTTTCAGCGGTGATGCCCCGCTTTTCCAAGGCTTTGATGTTGATGAATGGAAGCAAGGGTGTGGTGGGTGGTGCCATCGCTGGAATGGGCTTCAGCTTTTCTGGTTTGGCCGGTTGCTCCTGGTACCCGCATCCAAAGCAGGTGGCGTGACCGTCGTCGTACCGGGCCAGGTTGTCCTTGCTGTTGCACTCCGGGCATGCTTCATGCCGCAGGAACTTGGATGCCATCGAAGTACCAGTCGGTGGGTATGTGGTCCTCGCACCACTCGAAGCCATGGCGATCTGCCCATTGGCCATAAGACAGGGCGCCAGGGCGACGGGACAACTTGGTTGCTGCTCGCATGAAGCAGAACCGAATGTCCCTGGTGGGATGGGCGGCTTTCACTGCCAGCATCTTGCGTCGATCTTCAGGGGTGAGCACGCCTTTGGTTTCGACGATGACCCCATTGGGCAAGATGAAGTCAGGGGTGTAGACCGCCTGAATGGTGTAAGGCAGGGCCTCGGTTTCGTAGTGATAGTCGAGGCCCCGTAGTTCAAGGCCAGCTGCAACGCCAGCCTCAAACATGGATCGGAACTTAGAAGTCGGGGAGGAACTCCTCGTCCTTGATGACCGACGACGACCCGTCGAACGGGACGGTTTCTTCTGAGTTGACCCAGCCTTCTTGCTCGTCGAACCCGAAGCTCTCGGCACTGCCGCCCCCTTCCACCAGATCAATGATCTGGACAGCCTTCAGGCGCAGCGTAATGCCAGCACCAATGGCTGCCTGGTAAAAAGGGCAGGCTTCAAAGTTGACTTTGGCCAGGGTGCCAGACCACATGCCACGCAGCGACTCGCGGTCACGAACCGGCCGGCCCTTGGCATCGAACAAGGCAGGGGCTGAGGTCCATGCACGACCGTCGCGGTCAATGCCTTTGGCTTTCATCTTGGGCTTGACCAGAAACG